GGATAAATATCCATGACCCTGTGAAATCGGAAACACACAGAGCAGAGCGCGATGGGCGGGACGATGTAAGCCTCAATACAATCCGCGTGTGCGTGGAGTTCTTGGAGGGGCGGGCTGATGGGTGAGTGGATTTCAGTTGAGGACCGATTGCCGGAAGCGTTCGGCAGTTATCAGGTATTTGCGCCTGATCTATTTGATGACCCCGAAATGAAGGGTTCAGAGCCACAAGCTATCGTGTCGTGGACAGAATACGGCTGGTCATATTATGAGGAAATCATCACTCACTGGATGCCCCTACCCTCACCCCCGGAGTCAGGCTGATGGATGAACAGACTCACATCATCTGGAAGATTCGGGACAGAACTATTGCATGGAAATTGCTGCAAACCGTAATGACGCTGCTTGTCAGGGGGTGTGTCGATTTGAAAATTTCAGGCGGCAGATTCTTCTTCGACCACATTGAAGCGAAAAATGGCGAGGATGTTTCATACTTGATCGCCAAAAATGCTCTGTCCACGGAAAATGGGCGGGGCAAAATTGTGGACACAGTTCCTGTCCACGACGGACTAAAGGAGGAGACATGAAAATTGCGACCTACAAGCGTGTTGATGATGTGGGCGACTGGGAGTGACTTCGATGAAGTCACCGATTACATGGAGAGCTCTGATAGATGGGTTCGCCTTACTGAGCCTGTCGAGGTTGAATTTATCAAGCTACCACCAGCGGACACCATTCAAAAACAAGTAGACGGCTTGAACAAGCAAAAAGAGAGCGCACGCCTCCGACATTTGAGTGAGATGGCCGACCTGGACGCCAAAATTGGAAAGCTTCGGGCTATCACTTATGAACCAGAAGCGGCCTAGGGTCACTGACGCACGACGACCCGCTACCACGGAGGAATAGACAATGCCAACCGGATACACATGTGATGTTCAGTCAGGAAAAGTAACGGATTTCCGTGACTTTGCTCTCGACTGCGCTCGGGCTTTCGGAGCTTGCATCACCATGCGCGACGAGCCGACAGGAACGCCAATTCCCGATCAGTTCGAGGTGAACACGGAGCATAACGACAGAGCAATCAAGGGCGCGCAAGAATCCATCGAGAGCATCCGAGCCATGAGCGACGAGGATTGCGAAAAGGAAGCACTCACTGATTTTCAGCAAAACGTAGCCGACTACAAGGAGCGATGTAAGGACCGCGAGGATCAGCGCATGAGATACAAACGAATGCTCTTAGAAGTAGATAGCTGGAAGCCGCCGACGCTCGACCACAAAGAACTGAAAGCCTTCATGCGCAAGCAGTTGGTCGAGTCCATCGACTTCGATTGCAGCGGAAGTAATTGGGACAAGCACCCGGAACGCGAAACCGGGAAAGAATGGCGAGAGCGTGAGCGAGCAGCGGCGCAACAAAGTCTGGAGCGCAACATAAAGCATCGGGACGAAGAAATTAAGCGAGTCAACACTCGCAACAAATGGGTGGCCGATCTGCGTAACTCACTCGATGCCGCTGACGACAACCGACAGGAACCCCAATGAAAGTAAGCGAACTGAAACAGGCAATCGCAGACCTTCCTGATGATATGGAGGTCATTCTGCAAAAGGATGCCGAGGGCAACGGGTATTCGCCTCTGAGCGGCGCTGATGCGGATGCTGTCTACAGGCCGGATAGCACGTGGAGCGGAGAGGTATACGACACCAACTGGTCAGCGGGAGATGCAGCTATGGACGACGACGTGTGGGAGAGCCTCAAAAAGCAGCCCCGTTGTCTCGTTCTGCATCCGGTCAACTGACTACAACAGGCAGGATTTGAAATGAAACGATTATGGAACTGGTTCATACATTCGCCGTGGGGGATGCCGATTATCTTTGTTTTTGTCGGGATTCCATACGTGCTTTTCTGGCTTTGGATTTAGTCCTACAACAACAGAATTTCGGGGGTCGCAGTGATTAAGGACCCGTGCTGGCAGAAGATGCGACGTATGCACCAGCCCCTACTGACAAGGCGTAATTAGCGTTATGAGAAAGCCGGGAAACAAAGGTCAGAGACTAGGCTTGACTTCGGGCGGTGGAGAGAACCGCGTCCTTACTTTAGTACCACGAAGACACCGGACAGGAGAAAGGCAATGATGACTGCACTCGCATTATCAATCGCCCCGCTGATCGCGGGCATCATTCTGTACCTTCTCTGTCGGCAGTTCGCTGCGGAGGATGCGGCGAATGAGTGACGTTGCTTGGCAAGGCGAATACGTGGATGGGGACGCACATCGTTGCACCATAGATGCAGACCTGTCACTGGATGATCTGAAGAAGATCGTGGACGCATTGGAGCAGGGGCACACTATTCACTGGAAACCGTATCACTTAAAAAGTGACAATAAATTCCCGGTGATCAACAGGAGACAGGACGAATGAAGCGCGGCAACTGGAAGACCAGGAAGGCAAGAAAGCAGGACATGCGCCGATTGCGCAGTCCGTTTAGTCGCATGTCGAAGCAGTACCGCACCATTGACATTCCGGCAGGTGACCCGATGAACGCGATCCGGTCGCTGCTGCAGTCGATGGTCGGATCGAAAAGGGGCGGCTGATGCTTCACCTGGAAGACATGGAACAAATGGCAGTCATGCAGTGGGCACGCGTCCAGCGCATCCCCGGCACGACGCACAAGGTCGCAGATTTCCTGATTGCGATCCCGAACGAAGGGCAGCGATCACCGCGCACCGGGCAGAAGTTCAAAAAGCTGGGACTGAAACCGGGTGTCAGTGATCTGTTCCTTGCCTACCCGGTCACGACGATGCACGGGTGCTGGATCGAAATGAAGAAGTGCCGCAAGGATTACCGCTGCAAAAGTGAAGCGGAAAACGCAGCGACCGAACATCAGAAGGATTGGCTGCTGCTGATGGGGCAGCAGGGTTACTTTCAGCGGCTGGCATACGGTGCCGACGAAGCCATCGATGCGATCAAGACTTATCTGGGGGTTCAGTGATGGGCTACGACCAATGGAAAACCGCGTCACCTTACGATGACGAACCCGACCTGATCGAAGAAGCGGAACGCTTTCTGAAGGATATGGATAAAGTTCAACTGGGGTTCACGCATTCGCAGCGTGCCTACGATCCCGACATCGATCGCGCTTGCACCATCATCGAATTACTGAAGGATGAAGTGGGTGTTGCGGAATGACAAAGCGCACCCGACCAGCATTCAGGGAACCAACTGACAGCAGGGAAGAACTGATCAGGGCGGCAGCAACGGAGTACGCACGCCGGGAACGGGCGAAGACCTTCCTGCTGGTGATGGTCGTCGCCATCATCGGCACGGGGTTCCTGGTCTACCTGATGCGTCCGGTCTGGGAACACGCGAACCGGCCCGAACCCGTGCAGGTGTGCAAAAACGAATTCGGCAGGGAAGTGCCTTGCCTACAGGAGCAAACCGAATGACCGTCATGCGCGAACGCACCAGGCTGATCAAGACATACGGCGGCTGCATTCCCTGCCTGCTGAACAATGATTTGAACATCCGCTGCGAAGAACACCACATCGTTCAGGGAATGAAACGTCTGGGGCACAAGTTCACATACGGTGCGTGCCCTTGGCATCATCGCGGGCAGACCGATATCGTCAAATACTACGACGGCCCCAGCATGGCGAAGGATCGCAGGCTGTACCGGGAACGCTTCGGCAGGGAGCATCGGATACTGGCTACGCAGAACTTCCTGCTGCACCTGCTCACGGACATCGGCTGGGAAGAATACCGGGTGCCGAAGGAAATCGCGGCGAAGGTGCAGGAATTTTGGAGTGGGTTAATTGATTAAACAACTATTGAAAGAAGTTGAACATGAGTTGCTGTGCGCACAAGCACAGTACCCAGGATTTCATAGCTTGCACGAAGCGTATGCGGTTGTAGCGGAGGAAATGGACGAATTATGGGAGCATGTCCGTAAAAAGAAGTCGCATGAAGTGGGCGCAAGTGGACGGGGGGAGTGCATACAGATTGCAGCGATGGCGTTAAGGGCGATTATGGATAGGAATCTAAGTGATGATGAAACAGATAACTGAGATAACTGAACAGATTGCTAGTCTGCCGCTTGCCGAAAGGGTTGCAGCAATCAACGAAGCCCGCAAAGCATTACATGCAATAAGCCCGTTCGCGGATGAGCCAGTGGATTGCGTGCAGTGGGTATTGGCGGATGAGATACAGGCGAATGACTACAACCCGAATGCTGTTGCTCCACCGGAAATGGAACTGTTAAGGCTATCAATCATGGCTGATGGTTACACTCAGCCGATTGTGGCATGGCAGCACGATGATGTGACAGAAGTTGTGGATGGGTTTCACCGAAACCGTGTGGGCAAGGAATGCGAAGACGTTAAGCAAAAGTTACATGGCTATTTGCCGGTTTCTGTTATCAAGCAGTCCAGGGAGGATCGTGGCGACCGCATAGCTTCGACCATTCGGCACAACAGGGCCAGAGGCAAGCATAAAGTAGACGCGATGGCAGAAATTGTTATTGAGTTGAAGCGCAGGAACTGGTCACCGAAAAAGATCGGTAAACAATTGGGCATGGATCAAGATGAAGTTTTGAGGCTTTGCCAGATTACCGGCCTGATAGAAATGTTCGCGGATAAAGAATTCAGTGAGGCATGGGAGGCAGAAATTCTGGAGGATTCAATTGAACAACTTGAATAGGATTTGGCATCCTTACTGGAAGTGGGAAGAAACCAAATTCAACATGTGGGGATCGGTGGATAACCGAAGCCACTACTTGCAACTTGCAATCACCTTTACCGGAAACGCGAATTTGTACGGAGAGTGTATGTTGCATGTCGCAAATGAATGGACGTATTCATGTGAGCATAATTTAACGGATCGAAGCCTGAACAGAAGGGCATGGATCGGTCATGCGGCTTGCGCGCTAGCCTTTCGATGTCCTGAAGACATTGTGCGGGCTGCCTGGTCAGAACTTACTGAACAGCAACAGGTGGAAGCGAACGCAAAAGCAGACGAAGCGATAAGGAGCTGGGAATGCCAAAGAGGAATATCGGTCAAAACGTCTACGAAGCTGCTGTAGAGCGAACCAGCTACACCTTCGATCATTTTGAAAAGGTGTATCTGTCGTATTCTGCGGGCAAGGATTCGACCGTCATGTTGCATATTGCGGCAGATGAGGCGCGGCAGCGTGGCAGACGGTTCGGGGTTCTTCTGGTTGATCTTGAAGGTCAATACAAGATGACCATCAAGCACGCCAGGGATCAGTTAGCTGATATTGCGGATGTGGCAGATGTATTCTGGGTTTGTTTGCCGATCAGCCTGAGGAATGCGGTTAGCGTTTATGAACCGAAGTGGTGCTGCTGGGAGCGCGGCAGGGAAGACGATTGGATCAGGGAGCCTGAAGAAACCTCTATCACAGATGACGATTATTTTGACTTCTTCCATCCTGGCATGGAATTTGAAGAATTCGTTCCGCTGTTTGGCGAATGGTACGCGCAAGGAGAAAAGTGCGCCTGCATGGTCGGCATTCGTACAGATGAAAGCCTGAATCGTTTTCGCACGATAGCCAGTGCCACAAAAACACGGTATGACAATAAGCAGTGGACGACAAAAGTCACCGATAATGTCTATAACATCTATCCGATTTATGATTGGAAGCAGGATGATATCTGGATTTACCATGCTAAGACGGGGAAACCCTTCAATCATCTTTACGAATACATGTTTAAGGCAGGTGTGGCATTGGGCAACATGCGCATATGTCAGCCTTATGGGGACGACCAAAGGCGCGGGCTGTGGCTTTTCCATCTGATAGAACCGGAAACATGGGCAAGGGTTGTCGCCCGCGTCAATGGCGCAAATTCAGGCGCGCTTTACGTCAATGAAAGCGGCAACATCAACGGATACCATAAAGTCCATAAGCCAGATGGACATACGTGGAAAAGTTTCGCGGAAATGCTGCTCAACTCAATGCCACCAAAAACAAAAGAGCATTATGAGAACAAGATAGTTCTGTTTCGGAAGTGGTGGATGGAGCGCGGATATGAGGACGATATTCCAGATGAAGCAGATTATGTTCTGGAAGTTAAGCGGGACGTTCCAAGCTGGCGGCGGGTGTGCAAGTCATTGTTGCGGAATGATTACTGGTGCAAGGGGCTAGGATTCACCCAGCACAAAAGCGCGGCATATCACAAATATCTGGATTTAATGCGCAGGCGAAAAGAGGAATGGGGTGAACAGGCGCGATTATTTTGAACCCACCAGGTAGCTAATCCTGTTTCAAATCAGCCTGTTCCGCGCTATCCTGAACCGATGGATCACGGCAGACCATCAAGCCTGACTGAAGACGTTCAGTCGAAGATCGTCGCTGCACTGCAGCGCGGCTGCTACCTGGAAACAGCAGTCCAGTATGCCGGGATCAGCAAGACAGCACTTCACAACTACCTGAAGCGTGGCCGGCAAGTCCTGAACGACATAGCCGAAGCCCACGAAAACGAACAACCGGACATTTCAACACATGACGCGAACTGTGCCAATTTCGTGACTGCGGTTGATCGTGCTATGGCTGAAGCGGAAGTCAGGGATGTTTCAGCGATCGATGCCGCTGCGCAAGCAGGCGTATGGCAAGCAGCAGCCTGGAAGCTGGAACGCAAGCATCATGCACGCTGGGGCAAAAAGCTGGCTGTGACAGATCAGGCAGGCGGCAACTTCTTCGAAGGCATGGCGAAGGCATGGGCACAGGCACTGGAATCAGAAGCGGATGACACGGGCACCCTGATCGAAGGCGAACTGGATATGCCTGCACTTGGACAGGTCAATGGCAGCGGCGGCTGATCAGGTCGGTGGCGGCGAACCAAACTTTATAGCGCAGGCAAGGCTGAAAGCCAGAACCGATCCGGTCTGGTTTGCCAAGCACATACTGCAACTGCGGCAGCTTCCCGGTGAAGCAACCCTGAAGACCGATCCGAACATGTCCTGGGAACTTGACCAGTGGACGCTGGAACTGCTGGAAGCGGTTGCCGATGTAGTCAGGCGCAAGGAAGGCATTCCGACCGTTACGAACCACCAGGGGCTGAACCAGATCACGATCCGGGCGATGCATGGGCCGGGTAAGACGTTCGGGCTTGCGCTGCTGATGCACTGGTTCGGGTTCTGCTTCTACGGCAAGAACCCCTGCACGGCACCAAAGCTGGATCAGTTGAAGCGCAGACTCTGGCCGGAGTTCCGCAAGATCAGGCGCAGGGCGATCACCGGGTATAGCTCCCTGCAGGAAGTCCAGACTGAAACGGTTCACTGGCTGGGTGCTGACGGCAAGTTCGATCCTGACCACTGGTCATTCATGGAAACCGCGTCCAGCCCGGAAAACCTGTCAGGACTTCACGACAGGTACATGCTGATCTGCGTGGATGAAGCGACGGGCGTGACAGAGGCACTTTGGCCGGTCATCGAAGGCGCAACCAGCACCGGCAAATACGTGATCCTGGTCATCATTTCGAACCCGACGAAACTGCAAGGCACGTTCGCAGCGTCACATCTGAAACCCGGTGTGTCGGAACACTGGTACAAAATGCACATCAGCCTGGACAAGACGGCACGGGTCAGTCCTGAGTGGGTGAAGCGCATGGAAGCGAAGTATGGCGCGGATTCGCCTATCGTCAGGGTGCGCTGTTATGGGGAGTTCGCGGAAGAAGATGACAACCAACTGATTGCAATGCAGTGGCTGGACGATGCGCGCAACACAGACTTCGTGGAAGATGGATCGCTGCCCAGGAACCGATTGTCAGTGGATTGCGCTGACGGTGGTGGCAACTTCAGCGTGATCACGCACGGGGTTCACTACCAATCACTGACGCTGCTGAAGAAGCAGGAACAGTTCAACTTTCCAGGCGGGCAGGCACCGACGATGCTGGCTGACGAAGTGATGCGTATCTGGGACGCACAGGGAATGACGGCACAGGCAGGCGACGATATCGTGGTGGACAGTCTGGGTGTCGGCGCAGGCGTTTGTGCGATCCTGATCAAAGCCGGGTATCCTGTTGTGCGATACATCGGTGGCGCGAAAAGCGACAACCTGAAGTTGTACCGGAATCGACGGGTACAGTCTTTTCTGGTCGGTCGTGATAAATTCCGTGACGGGAAGATCGTTTTCGATGACGAATTCGTGCCGTTGCTGGATTGGGATGATGTATATGGACAGCTTTGCAGCATCAAAATCAGGCACGGCACGGAGCGGGTCGAAGACTTGCTGACCAAAGAACAGATGCAGAACGCGGGAACGATCAGTCCCGACCGTGCTGATTCGATTGCCATGCAGTTCGCCACGCAAGCACCGGAGGTGAGTGCGGGTGATCTAGCGAATTTCTTCACCGGGCAGGTGATGGAGACATCCAGTTATGATGGCGGAATTACGTAGTCTTTTCCGAAGCGCACCGGAACCCGTTCCGGTTCAGCAGGGTGATGTTGCCTGGTCTGAATCGCAGCTATATACCGGCGATTTCCCGAAGTACAACCCGGATGACTTGATCGGTCGCAAGGGCTTCAAGATATACCGCAAGATGATGATTGACGAACAGGTTAAGGCTGTCGTCAAGTTCAAGCGTGATGCGATCACTTCGCGGGACTTCCTGTTCAAGCTGGAAGATGATCGCGTGCCGGAAGAAGAAGCGAAACGGCGCGTGCAGTTATACGAAAACATGATCGATCAGATGTGCGGTTCGTTCAATGACGGGCTGAACTACATCATGTCTGCGATGTATCAAGGCTTTTCTCTCACGGAACAAATGCACGATGTGATCGACTACGACGGCAGACCGTACATCGGACTGACGAAGCTGAACCCGAAGCCTTACGACACGTTCAAATTCAAGATCGATGACTACGGCAACATTGACGAAGCACTGCAGGAAATGAACGGTCAGGAACAAGTCATCGACCTGGCAAAGTTCGTCTACTTCACGCACAACCCGGAATTTGATCAGCACTACGGGCAGTCGGAATTGCGGGAGGCTTACCGATCCTGGTACAGCAAAGATGTCGTGATCCGGCTGTACAATCAGTTTCTGGAACGCTTTGCTGGTGGGTTCGTGGTGGCACAGCCCACTGACGGCATGACGCTCACATCTGGCACGAAGGAATTCAACGCGATCCAGGCAGCGATCAACAACATCCGGGCGCAGTCCAGCGTCCTGTTTCCTGAAAAGATGTCGCTGGAAGTCCACCAGCCGAAGACCACCGACCAGTTCGAAAAGGCAATCGTCATGCACGATCTGCAGATTGCGAAAGCACTGCTGGTGCCGAACCTGATCGGCGTGACGCATCAGGGTGATACTGGTTCCTACTCACAAGCCAGTACGCAGCTTGAAGCGTTCCTATGGACACTGGACGCGGATGCGAAGCGGTTGAAGGACGCACTGAACGAACAGGTGTTTCACCCGCTTTCGCTACTGAACTTTGCCGATGGCATTGGCCCGACCATTCAATTCAAGCCTGTCAGCGAACAGAAGAAGTTCGATGTGATCAAGGTCTGGGCTGATCTGGTGGGCAAGTCTGCGGTGGAAGTCACGGACACGGATGAAGTTCATCTGCGGGAATTGCTGGAATTCCCTGAAAAGGGCGAACCCGTGAAGAACCCGATCCCGCCCGCACTGGTGCCGGGTGCGGTGCCGCCTGGTGATGACGATGACACGAAAAAGCCACCCGTTGACGAAGACGATGGCGAAGGCGAAACCGTCATGGGTGTGCCGTCCGGTCAGTTGGTGTCGACTATGGCGCGCACAAACGCGATGAAGCGGGTGGCATTCCAGGTGATCGACCGCAAGGGTAGGGATATCGAAACCGAACACACGGAAAAGATCGAAAGCCAGTTGGCAGCAATGGCAGCAGGACTGATCCAGGTCATCGAAGATAACAAGCTGGGCACGCCTGCCGGTGGTGTGGAAGCGGTTGAAAAGCTGGATTTTGCAAAGCCTGACAAAACGAAGGTCAGGAAAGCCATCGACAAATCGTTGCAGGCAGCGTGGAACCTAGGGTTCAAGCATTCGAAGGATGAGATTTCCATCGCCCAGGGTGAAAGCCTGAAAGCCGATATGGATCGCATCGATGAAATGGCATCGGAATGGTTGCGGGCCAATGGGTTCAGGATGCTGGGGAACCTGTCGTCAGACATGCTGAAGATAGTGCAAGGCGTGCTGATGAACGGGCTGAAATATAGCTGGGCAACCCGTGAGATCGTGAACAAGATTTACGATGGATGGACGACGGGCGGATTCCTGACTGCGGAAACGAACACAAGTGCGACAGGTCGCAGCGCAGATGAACTGGCTGAAATCCTGCAGGGTGCAGGCACGACACCGCACCGGGTCAACACCGCAGTGCGCACGAACGCATTTGAAGCGATCAACGAAGCCAGATATGCGACGTACACCGACCCATCGCTGGACGGGTTCGTGGAAGCGATGGAATACTCCGCGATTCTGGACAACCGCACCACAGACATTTGCCTGCACCTGGATGGCAGGGTGTACCCGGCAAACAGTGACGAATGGAACAGCATTCGCCCACCCAATCACCACAATTGCCGGTCGCTACTGGTGCCGGTCACGATTGTCGATACTGCCGTGGAAGGCAAAGACAAGCAGAAGGGCAGCAGGTGGTCAAAGCCACCAACTAAGGAACCGCAGAAGGGGTTCGGGAGTGAAGCAGGATGAGCAACTATGAAGTGAACAAATACGGTCGTGCTGGCGACGTTGACGCAGCGGGCGATGTTTACGATGTCAGCACGGGCGATTACGAATTCCCGACCGTGGCATTTGAAACCGGCATCGTCGGCCTAGCGAACGACATCCCCAGCAGCGACGGAATCCACACTGTCCAGGTCGAAGGTCTGGATATCAACGGGGCCGAAATCATCGAAGTCGCTACGCTGAACGGTGCCACACCCGTGGTGCTGGCGAATTCGTACTACCGGGTGAACCGGGCGTATGTGAGGGCAGTTGGTGCCTCCCTGGTAAACAGCGGCAACATCAGCGTGACCCATACCGGCAGCGCGACACTGGCGCGGATCAGTCCGCAGGAAGGTCAGACACTGCAAGCCATCTTCACCATGCCTGCGGGCATACGTGGTCACGTTGAATCGTGGCGGGCGACGGCGGCGCGGGTGGCAAACAAGACCGATGTGGCAGCAACCATCAAGCTACAGACCCGCATTGCGGGCGAAGGCTGGCGCACAAAAGACACCTTCGAAGTCGTCAACGGCACGAACGCGAACCGGGCGTTCGGCACAAAGACGACCATCATCAAACCGCTGATGGATGTGCGCTTGCGGGTCACTGACATCAACACTGACGATGTTGCGGTGTCAGGTGGGTTTGAAATCAAAGGCTTTCGTGACATAAGATAGCGCGCATGGGGAACACGCGATGGAACTGAAGGGCAGGGAAATCTTCGCGGTCGGCAAGTGGAATGAAATGAATTTCACGGAAGCCGACCTGGATGACATCGTTTCGAATTTCGAAGCGTTGAATGCTATCCACCGTGTGCCGCTGAAGTTCGGGCACAACGATGAACAGCCCCTGACTGATGGACAGCCAGCAATCGGCTGGATCAGCAGGGTGTTCCGCGAAGGCAAAAAGCTATACGCGGATTTCACCGACATGCCGAACACGGTATTCGAAGCGATCAAAAAGAAGTTGTATCGCACGGTCAGCGTTGAACTGTTGTTCGATGTTGACCACCAGGGAAAGCGATTCGGACACGTTCTGGACGCTGTTGCTTTATTGGGTGCTGACCATCCGGCAGTCAACACCTTGTCCGATCTTGATGCCTTACTTGCTACGCGATCCAGTTTTGCTGGTGGTCGGCGTTTGTGCTTTGAGACTATTGCCGGGAAGAAAACAGGAAAAACTCAAACACAACGAACGGAGGAACCAGAAATGGATTCCAAAGAGTTGAAGCAATTCGTTGCGGATGCTGTTGCGACTGCGGTTCAGCCGCTGAAGGATTCGCTTGAAGATGTCACAAAAGACCGTGACCAGCTTCGGGTTGATCTGGACGCTGCTAACAAGAAGCAAACAGACTTCGAAGCGGATCAGAAAAAGCAGAAGATCGTTGCGGCACGCAAGACCGTGACCGAAATTCTGGATGCTGCAGTGCGTGACAAGCATCTGACCCCGGCAATGCGCGAAGTGTATTCGACGCAGATCGGTGTTGACGATGACGAAAGCGTGCTGGGCATCGACATCGAACAGGTGAAGTTGATGTGCAATGTCACGAAGGTCGGCAAGACCGACGAAGAAGGCAAGCGTAATAAGGGCGACGATCTGACTGGCGATGCCAGCAAAGACCTGACCGCGATGACGCATGCATTCATGGCAGAACACGGCGAAAAAAGTTTCACCCGCGCATTGACTGCTGTGGCGCGGGCGAACCCTGATCTTCACCAGGACTGGCTTGACAGCAATCGGGAGCAGGGAGCATGACGGTACAAGGCAAATTCGAAACAATCACGCTTCAGGCTTCCCAGGACTTGACCGGGCATCAGTACAAGCCCGTCGACCTGTCTGGTGGTGTCGGCGTTACGTCGCTGCTGTCGGTCGGTATCCTGCAGAACAAGCCTGCCAATGGTGATCACGCAACTGTCGCTTATAAAGGACACATGAAGGCGTATGCCGGTGCTGCAATCGCATCCGGTGCCTTGATCGGCGTGACCGCATCGGGCTTTCTTATCACTGTCACGGGTTCCGCATCGGTCGGCTATGCCAAAACCGCTGCTGCATCCGGCGACATCTTCGAACTTATCGGCAGCTTTCCCGCCGATAAAATCGCGTAAGGAGATCGTAAAATGGGACAATCTACAGGACGCGATCTTCACATCGACACTTTGCTGTCGAACATCGCAATCGGGTATTCCGTGGGCGACACCGTGGCGGGCGCGATTGCGCCGGTCGTCAGTGTTGGCAAACAGTCGGATGCTTATGCGATCTTCAGCAGGGCAGATGCGTTGCGCGTCGAAGACACGAAACGGGCACCGGCAACGGAGGCCAACAAGGTCAGCCGCACGATTTCCAGTGATACGTACTACGCGCAGAACTATGCGCTGAAGTATCCGATCACTATCGAAGATCGTGAAAACGCTGATCCGATTCACGCCCAGAACATCATCAACGACGGGGTGGGTTTCATCACCGGCAAGTTGATGCTGGATTGGGAAAACCGGGTTGCGGGACAGGTCAATTCGACTTCAAACGTCGGGTCGTCTGCCGCTGTTGGTTCTGAATGGGATTCAGCCGCGTCCAGTGATCCGCTGGGCGACATGAACACAGCCCTGGATAACATTCAGGATTTGACCGGCACCCGTGGCAATCGAATCGTGATGGGACTGGCAGCGTGGCGTTCGTTACGTCGCAATGACCAGATTCTGAATCGTCTGTTCGGCACAAACAACGGTGGTGGTTACGCTACCCGCGAACAGGTGGCAGCACTTCTGGAAGTTGATCAGTTGCTGGTCGGTGCCGCCTATCAGAACACCGCGAACGAAGCGCAGGCCGAAAGCCTGTCAGCGATCTGGGGCGATAACGTGCTGTGCTACTACAGCCCGACCGCACCGTCGCGTGACATGCCTGCCTTCATGTATTCGATGCGGTGGAATGCGGGAGGTCTGCCGGACATGCAGGCCGAACGGCATCCGTTCGATCCGAAGACGAAGACGGAAGAAGTCGAAGTCGGCTACTACCAGGACGAAAAGATCACCGGCAGTGCGTACAGCTTTTTGCTGACTGCGGTGAATTCCAGCACCTGATTTCTGCTGGCGTTGCAGTATGGCGCGGCACCGATCCTAATTGCTCCGGGTCGGTGTCGCCCCATTTTACATAGGGAATTTGACATGGCACATGTACCAGTCGGCGGCAAGCCGAAACCAAAACCCAAACCGAAGAAATAATGGCACTGCGCCCGCTTGAAAAGCGCACCGGCAGAAAGCGACCTGTGAACGAACAGGAGCGCACCCGGCAGGGCAAGCAGCAGCAGAAGGCTGATTGGCACCGTCGCAATCCAGGCAGCAAATGGAATAGCTGATGCCATTGATTGTCCAGCGGGCAGATCAACATAGCCCGCCTGATACGTCGTCGCGTCCAGGGCCTGCGCGCAAGTTCGTGCTGGTCAATGAACCTGACGACGTTGATCGCATCTGGCTGTTGAGCGTTCGCCACACCGGGACGCACTACATGTACGAATTCCTGCGTCTGTGCGGGTATGACCTGTGTTCGGTGCATTGGCGCAACATGACGCAGAAGAACGTCACCGGGCAGCACCAGTTAATCCACAGCCACATCGAAATCGGTCGGTGGTGGGAATCGTACCTGACCACCGAACGGGTGGTGATCCCCGTGCGCAACCCCGTCGAAGTCTTCAAGACGCATGTTTATCGGTACGCCTGGGACGCGGATGAATACGTGCCATACGTGCTGTCAGCCTTTTCCGACCTGGAAGACATCGTGGAACGGCATGATGTGATTCTGTTCCGGGTCGATGCGCCTGATCAGCGGGCCGAATTCCGAAGCCTTGCCCGGTATCTGGATTGCCCGGATGCTGAATTCGTGGGTCAGCCGACCGACATTGGCACCGACCGACCGAATGCCGTGACTACCGCCGAAGGTTTCACTGCAGATCAGGCAGAAATGTTTCATAATCCACCCGCAGACATCTGGGAACTATCAAGACGATTCGGCTACTAGCCACCAACTTGGAGCAATACAAAATGCACATCGTTATCTACGCAAGCGGAATCCCGTTCAATGGCAACACCGTCAATGAGCGATCATTGGGTGGCAGCGAATCTGCTGCCTACTACGTCGCAAAGGAACTTGCCGCCCGTGGACACCGGGTCAACGTCTTCACCGAAAGCGAAGAAGAAGGCAACTTCGATGGTGTGAACTATCTGTTCATCGGGCCGAAGAATGAACAAAAGCCGATGGGTACGAACTGGCACTTCTACTGCGAAAACACACCGCACGATGTGAACATCATCCAGCGGGTGCCGGTCGGTTTTTACTTCAACTACCAAAGCAAGATCAACCTGTGGTGGGCGCACGATATCGCGCTGCGCCGAAACAACGATGCGATCATGTCAAGCAACTGGCAGACCACGCAGATCATGCCGGTCAGCAACTGGTTCAAGGAGCAGATTGCCGAACAATGGCTGGTCGATCCCGAACGCATCACGCCGATCCACAACGGGGTGGATTACGATCTGTTTGAACAGTTCGAACTGAAGGACAACAGCAAGGCAGGCAAAGACGGCATCAAGCCGATCACCCTGCTTTACTGTTCCCGCCCGGAACGTGGTCTGGAAAATCTGGTGATGCCTGGACAGATCATGGAACAGTTGGCTGAAAAGGCACCGCACATCACGCTGAAGGTCTGCGGGTATGAACATCCCGTGGAACAGCTTGCGCCGTTCTATGCCATGTTGCGCGAACAGGTAGATGCCTTGCCGAACTGCGAACACATGGGCGCGCTGACGAAGGCAGAATTGTACAAGTTCATGTGTGAGGAAGCGGATGTCTGGTGCTACCCGACGGAGTTCGAAGAAGTGTCCTGCATCACGGCAATGGAAGCGATGGCGGCAGGGCTTACGATCTTCACCACACCGACTGCTGCGCTACCGGAAACGCTGGGCGATTATCCGAACTGCACGCAGATTCCGAACACCGATGATGGGGTGAACGTGGATCGGTTCGTGGAACGCTTGAGTGACTTCAACAACCAGTTCCGGCGCAGGCCCCGGCGCGAATATACGTGGGAGAAGGCAACCGATGAAATCGAAGCAGTGATTCGGGACAGTTTCATGGAAGCCTGCGGCAACCCAGACGCGATGGCACGGCACTACCTGCGGAACTCTGACATTGTGGCATTGGGTCAAATGCCGTCGTTAAGCCCCGAAATTGCCGAAGAATTGCAGCTTTATCAGTGGATGAACGATCCGGCGACCTATGCCGCCCACTACGCTGAAGGCACGGAAGAAATGTACGACGGGCCTGATTTTCACTATGAAGTCGGATTTGAGCATCACCCGCGATACCAGGAAGTCGCAAAGGCTGTAGCGACGCTGCCGGAAGGCGCAAAGGTGATCGACTACGGGTGCGCGCACGGGCACTTCACGAACAATCTGGCAAAGCAGTTTCCAGCGATTGAATTCGTCGGTGTCGATGTCAGTCCGAAAGCGGTGCAGGTGGCGCGGGACAAGGCTGACGAATGGGAATTGCCGAACGTGGTGTTCATCGAAGATGACTGGCTGAACGCATCCCAGAACGACTGGTCTGGTGCCGGTGGTTGCGACATGGTGATTCTGGGCGAAATTCTTGAACACGTTCCCGATCCCGTCGAATTCATGGACACGGTGCAGGGCATCTGCGGTGATGTGCCGGTGGTGATCACTACACCGTTCGGCCCCTGGGAAGAAATGTCGTATCAGTCCGACCACCCGAAACGCTTCCACCTGCACCACCTAGAACGCGAAGACCTGACCGAACTGTTTGAACACCACGATGGTTTCAAGATCATGTGCCTTGCTGGTGGGCATTCGGGCGAAGGCGAAGTGCTGGGCTGGTACATCACCACGTTCACGCTGGATGTGGACAACACGGCAGCATATCCAATCGACTATGACCGCAAATACTGGCAGCAGCGTCCGAAACAGACGGTCAGCTTTTGCGCCATCGTGAAAGACGGGCAGTATGATCTGCCGCGACTGCTGCGTGGCATCGCGCCCGTGGTCGATGAAATCATCATCGGCGTGGATGAAAGCACATCGGACAACACCCGCGCAGTGATCACGGCATTCGAAACCGATGTGGTTCACAGCCACCGCAGTCCCAGGATTCCCGTGACGCAGTTCGATATCCCGTCACCGCTGGACATCGGGTTCGATGCAGCGCGCAATGAAGTCATCGAAAAGGCGCAGTGTGATTGGATTTTCTGGGGTGATGCTGACGAAGAATTCGTCGGCTGTGACCGCATGGCGAAATACCTGCGGCACAATACCTGGCAAGGCTACGGGATCGCGCAGCACCACTTCAGCGTGGAACCGACTGCCGTACTCAGCACGGACTTTCCGGTGCGCCTGTTCCGGCGAAATCCCGATGTGAAGTTCCTGGGTGTGGTTCACGAACACCCGGAAAACATCAACAAACCGAACGAAGGTGTGGGGTTTGCGTGGGTCTGCCACGAAATGCACTTCGCGCATGGTGGCTACAATATCGAATCAGTCAGGCGCAAGCGGTTCGAACGCAACGTGTCGCTGATGGCGCGGGACAGGCAGGAAAACCCTGATCGGCTGCTGGGCGCGTTCCTTTGGATACGTGATCTGGCACTGATGAACCGCTTCGAATTGGAGTCCACGGGTGGTGGCGTTACCGCTGAAATGCAACAACGTGCGATGATGGGACTGGAATTGTGGGAAAGAACACTGGATGATCACGGTGACCACCCGCAAGTGAAGCGGATGGTCAGGGATCATTTAGAGTTTTATGATGTGCTTGTGAATTGCCTGGATCGTGGATTCACGTTCCGATTCAAGTTCTCAAGTGGGGATGGGGTCAACGCGCCACAGTTGGCACAGGTGCCAGAATTGTCGGCGCGGTTTCTGAATCAACGGCACCTGGATAAGTTTTTATCGGTTCTGATAAACGATGAGGTCAAGAGCTATGAAGAAAAGTATCGCTGAAGCAGATGTTGCTGCGGCATTCCTGTCAAGCGTTCCGATTCAAGGCACGTTCATCAGGACAATCACCCGCGCAAATGGCGAAATCGAACGCAAGGTTTTGCCGAATATCGTCACAGCCAGTGGCCTGGATCACCTGGCATATCGTGCCATCAGTGACACCGGATCGAAGTACAACTGGATCGCAATCGGTACGGCGGATTACACCGCGCACATCAATTCACAGGAAATTCTGGAATGCGACCGCAAGCAGGCCGCGCTGATCAGTAATTCCAGCGAACTGATCGTTGCGATTGCCACCTGGGGTGGTGCCGCAGATAGCGTGACCAGTAACGACCTGGAAATGGCGGGCATTGCCAATCACCCGACATCAGGTTCCGGTCATTATCTGAATGTCGCGGCAGGACTTTCGACGGTGCTGGCTGACTCTGACTTCCTGCACCTGGAAGTTCAAGTCCAAGTCGGTTCGCATAACATCTAACGGACGGGGCTGATCAAGCCCCATTCCAATGGATATCACGCGGAAGAACTATCTTGAACTTTGGCTAAATGACGAACCTGCTGTTGCCGATGGACGGGCATCGAACAGGCACACCGCTTTAGTCGAAGCGATAGAACACGCTGAAGAACATGCGCTTCAGCGCGGTGTGCCCGGTGACTATGAAATCCGGGTCGATGGGGGTCTGTATTACATGGTCAGGATCAGGGATGTGGTGCTGGGTCACACCATCGAAGAAGAAGACCCACCGGCAGCGCAGGCTGAATTCGATCTGGATGAAACATCGTATTCGGGCAACGAAGGCACGGTCATTTCGTTTACCATCGAACGCAGTATCAGAACCGATCAGGTGCTTGACGTAGATTGGGCAGTGGTCAATGCTAGCACTTCGCCACTATCAGGCACGCAGCGATTCCAGGCAGGTGAATCTTCGAAGACCATCGACGTTACTGCTGACGAAGTTGACACCAATGAAGAAGGCACCGTTGAAATCCTGAACCCGGTGCTGATCAGCGGGGATGCGGGTGCGCCGATCCTGGGCACGCAGTCCATCAGCACGTTCTTTATCTTCGACACTGACCAGATTTCATTTGATCCAGTTGACCCGCAAGAAAAAACATATCACGACGCGGGGCACACGAAATCAGACGAAGGATGGAAGCCTGGTTCCTTCATCCGCGAAGGCATCGACCTGTCCGTGAACCCCAGCCACATACTGAAGCACGCGGGCACGTTTCAAGGGCCGACAGGATATGGTATTGCGTCATACAATGACAGTCATCAGATAGTGCGCCTAAAAGTCAATTGGGAGGATGTTGAACCGGAAGAAAACAACTGGAACGTTGATTTCATCAATGACCTGCTGGACAACATGGATACCAAGTATTACGCAGCGCACCTGAATATGCGCGGAGTAGTGTGCAAGACAACCAGAATCGACACTGGTGTTGAAGTTCAAACGGGGCAGGTTACTGCGCCACAGTGGGTTATTGACCGAACCAATCTATCCAGCAGCCACCCGGACTATATAAAAACGTTTGTTGAAACAAAGGGCAACATTCGGCGCGTCAATCTGGACTTGACTGATTCGTTTGTGAAGGCGCGGTTCCTGAAGATTGTGACCAAGTTGAAAGCTACTAACTTCATGAACCATCCCCGTCTGCATAATTTTATGCTGCACGGAGTGTCAAACAGTCAAGGGGAAGAATGGACTGGATCGCAGGTAAACCGCACATCACCTTCCACGGAAGACGCGTGGTTGCCGTACATCAAGGCATGGACAGATGCGTTTGTTGATGCTGGTGTGCCGGGTCGGTTGATGTGGTTGAAGCGTGATCCAGATTCCTTCTTCAATTACACCATCAACAACGGATGCGGTACCCGATTGGGCGGCAGGATTGAACACTATCTGGGGAACAAGTATTCACCGGGGCATCAAGCCGATAACGGACTGATTGCGGAAATTTACAACGAAGCAGCTTATGCTGGATACGGGGATGACGACCCGCGTGCTGAATTCTACTTGACGCAAGACCCGGATTTTCCGCCCGTCAAAAACGCAGCTGCGCTACAGGAGCAAAACGAAGAATATCCAGACGACATCACAATGAACCAGACGCATCACCTGATGGCGACAATGCGCTGCGTACAGCTTCGGTGTGACAATGTGTTCATTCCGCCACCTAGCGAAACAGTTGATCAGCGCGCCGAACACTGGCTGGGATACCAGTTAGGTCAACGGCCCGAAGATGATAGCGCGGAAGCGTTCTGCTGGCTGGGTCAGTGGCACTGTCGCGGGGGCGGGCAGATGCCTACCTGGGGCACATACAGGATGAACAACATCGAACACTGGCTGTACCAGCGCGGCTACTTGGGGAATGGAAACTACACCTGGGAACGCGACTATGACATTGATCTGGGAACCACCGGATTGCTGTCAGGTTATCAAAACGCAAAATGGGCAATGAAAGGATCGAACATTCATTTTGCTGTCGATCCGTTATATATCAGCGGGCATCAACCGATCATCTTGCGCATCTTCTTCCGCAACCAGAACACCGATCCGATCACGGTAAAATGGAACAAGAATGACGGCAACGGAATCGGAGGTGGACAGTTCACGTATACGCCAACTGGCGACAGCGATTTGCAGACCATAGTGGCGCAGATTCCATCGTTCCACGCATTCAATACCGGGACGGTGGAGGGCGACATGTCTGCGGATATCAAAGTGCAGACGAACGGGAACACGCAGTTTCTTGGGATGAACATTGTTAAGGATCACTAATGACCGTCCTGCGCAAAGCAATCGGTCTGCTGCCAACTGATGCCGGTTCGTATGTAAACATCACCATACCAGGGCGCGATGATAAACCGACCGGCGCAGTCATCCATTGTGTTGACGCAACCATCCTTGGTTCGGCAAGCAATGATCTGATCCATAACGTCGGCTATACCGATTTCACTAATGGCGGCAACATCACCATCAGCGAAAAGGACATTGATGCTGGTGAAGGATTAAGCGCCACCCGAACATCTGAATCGTCACCCACCCATACGGGCTGGCCGATCAGTATGCCAATCCCCGGTAGCGGCAATACGCAGCAGTTTTGCACAGTGGAGCAAATCACAGGGGGTGTGAAAATAACCTGCCTGGCTACTGATACGAAACAATACTATTTCACTGTCGATCTGGTATTTGAAAGTGCCTGCAAGATGTTCAGCGGCGGCAATGCTGTTGCTGAAGATGCCACGTTCCAAATTGCGCACGGATTTTCAAACGCGCCTTCATTCGGGTTCTACTCACTGTCCCATGTAAACGGCGGCAATTCCGGGGAGGGTCGTTTAAGTATGGGCTTCCATGCCTACCGTGATTCAACAATTGAACAAGCAGCATGGGGGCTTCACCTGGAAACCCTTCAGACCGTGACAAACAACAGTTCACGGAATAGCAGTAGCCGGGTAGGGCTTACCGTTTCCAATACAGGTGCGGAAATTGACGGTGTGGAACTGACTGCGCTTGATGCCACGAATGTCACATTCACTGTGCGTGCTGGCGCACTGACCGGGCAGATGCAGGGTTTGTTGGTGGAAGGCAGCAATGTCGATGCCAAAGTGGACATCATTGATTCGCCCGTTTCAGCGTCAAGTGATTGGGACTATAGCGGGTTGCCGTTTGAACTACAGTATGTGGCATTGATCTGCAACAGGAACCGAACAGAAAACGCCAGCGAAACCGGGGGTCATGCCGCGCCGTTCAGTTTCTTCAGCCATGAAGAAGAAACTGGCGCAGAAATGTCTGCCTGCGGCACATCGCAAACCGCTAGAGATTTATCAATACAGAACGGTATTGCCAGCAGCCGGATGAACACGGGGCTGTTCCTGTCAACGCAGGGCGGCATCGATGCGACAGTTGAATTGCAAAACCTTCAACCGACTGAGGATGGTTGGCGCGTAATTGCTGCTGACATCACTACAGCAGATTCCACGGCACGGAAATGGCCCATGCTTGCCGTTCAAGTTAAGCCCCCGGGTAATGTGAACACGGTTACATTGACTGATGCTGTAAATGTAACGGACCCTCAAGACTGCCTAACTAATTATCAACGTCGCCCCGGGGACAAAATTGAGAACTTTGCTGACGCAATGTTTCTTCATCTTGCTCATGCCCGGTTAGTTCAGGATTATTTTAGCATTGAGGATCAAATGGTCCTTGAACATCAGTTACGGAAAACATTGACTGACGCAGCAACGGTGGAGGATGCTCTTGCAATCCTTCGGCAATCGTTTCGGGAACTGACTGACTACATCACGCTGAGTGATGGCTTCCAGAAAGTCGTCACCATTTGGGTTGCACCTTCAGTGACGGTTTTCCGGCAACTGACTGACCAGTTAGGTGTCAGCGACAGTCAGCAAAAAATAGTAACCACTGCGTCAAAAACGACTTTTCGGGACTTGGTTGATCAGTTAAGCGTTAGCGATGGATTTCAAAAGGTAACTATCGCCGCAGGCAAGACTGTTTTCCAGGTGCTGGCTGATTACATCACCGTGACAGATGGATTCCAGAAAATAATAACAATCGGTTTGGCCCCATCAAAGACCGTCACCAAAGTGCTGACTGATCAGGTAAGCGTCAGCGACGACAACGATGCCACGTTCCTGGGCATCCATCCCCGGCAGCTTACTGATTCGATTTCGATCAACGAAGCGGAAGTGATTCAGCGCAACCTGAACAGATCGCTGGAATCGCAGATCGACACGTTCAGCCGGATGCTGTCGATCACCAGCAAAATTCGATTAGATACGGTTGCGGTGACTGACAACGTCAGGTTGTCGCGTCCTGCCATTTTGAACACAGCAGTGCTGTCCGATGCGCTTGATGTTACTGATGGATTTGATATTCGCCTTCCACCGTCCGTGAAGATCGTGACCGGGATAGAGGCACAATAATGACTATCGCCCACATTGGAACAGAAAAAGATTTTACAGGATCAACCAAGACAGCTAGCCCCGCGTGGCACGCCAGCACTGCGGATAACGACTTTGCGCTTGCCACTTACGGCAACGGTGATGATCTAGCCGACCCGGTAACATCTTCGGGAATGACGGTGATCGCAAGTGAAGGCGATATCACTGGTGGCGACAGAACAATTGCTGCGCTGCGCAAATTCGCATCCAGCGAAAGCGGAACGCAGGCTATTGTTGGCGATAGTGGTTCCAGCAGCAATCAAACTGTCGGAATGCTCAGTATTTTTCGGGGCGTGCACCTCACCACGCCGATGGATGTCGCGTATGCAGTGGGCGACCACTTCCATGTGGAACTCAACGAAGTCGCGCCAACTCCCGACCCGATCACCACTTTAAACGATGGCGCGATGGTGGTATGCGTCGTCCACTGCAAAAACAATACCGTTACAGCAATTGTCCCACCAAGCGGGTATACGCTGGCTGCACAAAATATCGAAGACAGCAGGCATTTTGGTGTGGCATACAAAATCAAGGCGACTGCTGGACTAGAATCACCGGGTGCCTGGGGGCTAACAGGCGCTGCTGGCACGGAGGACCCAGCTTGCTTCACGTTCGCGCTTCGTCCTGCGGCCAGCGAAAAGACCATCACGGACACGCTGGCATCCACTGATGCACAAGCACCGTTGCGCGAACGCAACCGTGCAGCCAATGATGCTATTGCCGCAGCGGATGCAATTGATCCGCAGCGTTTCCGCAAGCGTGTCCTGGCTGACTCAATCGCTGTCGCGGATTCGGTCGCAATAGGCGCGCAGACAAGCAGCGAAACCCTTTCGGATTCACTTGCTGCCAATGATGCAACTGATATTCAGCGTGAACGCAATCGGGTTCAGTCGGATAGCCTGACCGCAACCGATAGCGCATTGGGTGGCGCGATCCGGCCCAGGTCGGTCAGCGATAGCCTGGAAGCTGCTGACGTATCGGTGGGAACCCGCGAACGCAACCGGGTGCTTGCTGATGCCATATCGGTCACGGATTCAGTCACAGTCACGGCGGCAGGCGCGATCAATAGCGTCACAGTTTCCGATAGCCTGGAAGTTGCTGATGCGGTGGTGTCTCTACGCCAGCGCACCCGGAAGGCAATCCATTCGTTCGATGTGGCTGACGGGGTTAGTGCGTGGGCGAACAAGCCGCGCACACTGACAGAATCGGCGGATGTGGTGGACGCATCGCAATTAAGCCGAATTCGAACTAAGATTGCGGCAGATGCGTTTGATGTTGCTGATGACATCACGGCAACGTTCGTCACTTCACTGAACGAAGTGACTGTCACGGAAACCATTGATGTCACTGACAATATCGTGGCGCAGCGGATAAAGGGCGCATTCGAATTTGTGATCAGGCACGATGTTGACCAGTTTGCCATGACGCACGACATCGAAAACAGGCACATCGTTACCAGACTGAGGCAGGAAACATGAGCGGAAAACTACAGCAAGTCCTGGTGGGGAACACGTTCAAACAGACGTTCATTGCCAGCGGCACCGACCCGTCCGTGATCGTGGCATCGATCCTTGATGGTGCCGGTTTGATTGTGAGCAGCGGTGCCGGGGTGAATAGTCAGAACGGGCACTTCTACAGGAACGTGGTCAGCGGTGTATCGACGGCAGGTTATTATGTGGCGCAGTGGGATGCGACGATTGCGGGGTTGCCGTACAAGGCACGCAAGCGATTCAAAGCTGTGCTTAGTGAGGTGGATTGATGGGACGCTATATTGATTGGGAAGATGTCATTGACCGATACCCGGAACTGAACACGCTGGGTGGCGCGGATCAGCTTTCTTCGGCATATATCGTTTACGCCGAATCATACGTGGACGCGGCATTAAGCACGCACTTCACGCCACCATTCAGCAGCAACAACATGATCATCCGTGATCTGTCGATTGACTGGTGCTTCTGGCGGGCGGCACGCTTCAAACTGGATGATGCCATCGAAGTGAAGTCGTCATTCTGGGAAACGGTCGGCTTGCTGAAAGATCGGCAGTTGAACATGTACGACGATGCAGGAACGCTGATCCCGTCGCTGGATAAATCGTTCGTGGTCAGTAACACGAATTCATACCACACCTCATTTGGCATGGACGATCCGATCAACTGGAAGATTGACGAAGACCACGCCGACGATGACGAAGGCAAGCGCAATTGATTGAAGTCGAAGTCAAGCCCGACAAGTCCAGCCAGCGCAGGCTGGTGCGGAAGTTCGCCCAGGTTCAGCACGACCTGAAGGATGCGCGGCCTGCGAATCGGCGGGCTGGTATCTGGCTGATGCGCTGGATCAATCAGAACTTCCGCAGTCAGGGTGGGCACACTGGCAGGAAATGGGACAGGCTCAAGCGTGGCGGCAGATGGCAGAAGGGTGTTGGTCTGGACACCACAGCCAAGCTGCTGCAGGACACGGGCAGACTGCGCGCCAGTTTCGACTTCAAGGCAACCCAGAAGACCGTGATTGTGGGTTCCGACCTGTCATATTCGCTTTATCACGAAGAAGGTCTGCCGATGCGGAACCTGCCTAAACGCCGGATGCTGCCGGAAGTGAATGACCAGGCAGTTAGCACCGCGCTTTATGGGATTTATGCGGGCTATCTGGAAAAGGTAACCAAGAAGTGATCAACGTCAGCACCATCATGAACCAGCTTTGCGAATGGTTCGAAGACGATGCCGCGCTGGACGGGGCACGGGTCAGCCGCAGCGAATTCGTGAACAACGACGCAGGGCAGGCAGTGAACGGGTGGCTGGGACTGTACCGGCGCAGCGTGGATTACGACCCGCGCAACCTGGGAACGCCACCGAACAACTACCACGGGGAACTGGTTTTCGATATTGTGGTGCAGCGCACCAGCCTGGAATCCGGGCAGGACGCGGAAGACGCACTGGAAGAAAGCGTGAAAGCAGTGCTGGATCGGCTGGTGCAGGTGCCACGCACTTACATCGACCACTTTTCAGATGTGTCGGTGGAATATGCGTATTTAGAAACCGACAGGAAAACAATGTATTTTCAGGGCGCGCTGATCGAAGTAACGGCGCAGGTATCTTTTGAAGTGAAGTAGAGGTTTTAGTCATGCCATACGGTCAAGACGCAAAAATAGGAATCGCGTTTCAGACTTCGCACGGGCAAGTGGTAAGCGATACAAGTTCATTCTATCCGATGCCGTTCCTGAGCGAATCTTTAACTCCCGCATACCCGGAACTGTTATCCGAAAACATGGAAGGCAGGTTCGATGAAGGCGAAGCGTATTCAGGTGCCCGCAATGTCGGCGGCACGTTGTCGATGGAAGCCCAGCCCGTCACGGTCGGCGTGATGCTGAAAGCCATCTGTGGTTCATCCACCATCGTGACCAGTGACAGCTTGCGCACGCATACGTTCAAGCCCAGGACATCGGACTTCGATGACAATGTTTCCAGCCACCCGCTGACCCTGTACAAGAATTTGGCAGACGGTGGAACCGTGCCGATCTATCAGGATTTGGTTGGCACCCGGCTGGAACTGCAGGTTTCGAATGGGGAGTTCCTAGTCGCCGCGATGGACTTCACTGGTGGGGTGGTCGGCACGAAGATCAGCAGCGCGGATATCGGTTCAGCCATCGGCAAAAAGTGGACATGGGATGTGTCCAGCCTGCAACTTGGTGGTGCCGCGAACACGGACTTCGCCGATGTCACGGTCATCCTTGACGAACAGGCAAGCCCGCGCCACGTCCTGAACAACAGCCTTGACCCTGCCCGCGTGAAACGCGACGGGCGCAGGCAGGTTCGGGTGAACGGCACGGTGCGCTTTCAGGATCAGACCGAATATGATCTGTTCCTGGCGCAGACCACGCAGGCTTTCCGGCTGACGCTGACCGGCCCGGTGGCTATCCAATCCGGCTACTACGACGTTCTGGATATCGTGGTGCCGTCGTTCAAGTATCTGGCTTACCCGGTTGAATTCAGTGATGCATCCGAACTGCAGGTATCGTTCGAAGGTAAGGCTGAATACCACACGGGATCGGCAACGTCGATTGCGTTCGCACTTACAACCACATGGCAAAACTTCTGATCAGGAGGCTCAATGAGCAACTTCACACCACTGGTGAACAAGCAGTATGAATTCGAAGGCGACACGGTAAAGGTACGATTTGCAAGGCTGAAGCGGAAACACATGTTCAAGCTGATGCCGCTGATCCAGCAAGCGCGGGATGCGGTAGGCGAAGACGGTGACAAGTCGAAGATGGCAGAATTCTCAACTGAAATGCTGGGGTCAATGCTGGACTTGCTGCCGTCCTACGTTGAAGAAATCGACGGTCTGACCGACAAGGCTGGCAACGCGATCAGCATCGACACGGTTGCGGATGACACGTATTTCATCGACCTGGCTGGCGACATTGCGATGGACATTCTGGACGCAAGCATGGTGCTGAAGGGGGCTGATGCAAAAAAATCGTAAGGCTGCTACGCAGGGGCACAAGAGCAGCCGCGAAAGGAACGCATTTTGATGATCAGATTGTTGCGGGGTTCCCGGTTTCGATATGGATCGAACTGACGGAGGAAACCTATACCATCGGCGGCATGGGGTATTACTTCACAGCCTGGCCGGATGGCGAACCGCTGATCGAACAGGAACAATGTGTCGTGGATATTTTGAAGATTGTGCTGGTGGAACTGATCAAGGAATTCAATAGTGGCACGTAAGAACGTAATTCAATTCAGCGTCGAAGTCGTTGACAAGTTCAGCACCAAGCTAGGCACGATGTCGCAGAAGTTCGGTGCCTTTGCGAAGAAGCTGTCACTGGCTGCTGCCGGGATCGGCGCGGCATTGCTGGTTGCCACAAAGCGCGCCATCGGCATGGCGGATCAGTTAGGCAAGACTGCGAAGGTGATCGGGGTCAGTGCCGAAACCCTGCAGGAATTCCGATTCGCGGCAGCGCAGTCCGGTGTTGAAGCCCGTGGCCTGGATGATTCGCTGCGGCGTATGCAGCGGCGCATGGGTGAGTTCATCAACAGTGGCGCAGGGCCAGCGCAGAAAGCCATTGAAAGCCTGGGCATCGAAATCACTGATGCCAGCGGCAAGTTTATCGGCACCGAACGTGCCTTCTTCCGCGTCGTTGATGCGATGCAAAGCATGGAAACGGTTGCCGAACGGTCTGCCGTTGCCGCGCAATTGTTCGGTGATGACTTCGGGCCGAAGCTGGTCACGCTCACCGATCAGGGCGTGGACGGCATCAAGGCACTGACCGACGAAGCCCGCAGGCTGGGACTGGTCATCGATAACGAATCCATTGCCAAAGCTGAAAAAGCGCAGGATGCTTTCAATCGGCTGGAAACCGCGATCCGCACAAAGTTCATCCAGGCATTTGCGGATAATGCTGAAGCTATTGAACTGATGGCAACTGCGTTCCTTAACGTTGTCATCGAATCTGCAAAAGCGTTTACGGAATTCGGTAAGTGGATGGGTCTTATCGATAAGACGGTTGCAGATTTGCAGGGCGAATTGGCTGGCCTGCTGGCTGAACAGATCGAATTCGTCAACAAGGTGGGCGAAACTGTGGCAGCACAGTCGCCATACTTCGAACGTCTTGAAGGCAAGATTGCTGATGTAATTGCGCAGATCACCAAATTGAACAACCTGCGTGATGATGCGCCAGATGGTGAAGGCGGTGGTTCCGGCGCAGGTGGTGGCGGCACGAAGCGACCGACAACGCTTTCGCCACTGGAAAAACCCGGCACCCTGGTCGGCACCTTCGACGGGTTTGCGGAATGGTTGCAGCAGAACGAAATGTCGATGATCCCCGAACGCCTGCTGGAAGGTCTGGGGGAAGTCAGCGAAAAGACGAAGGAAATATCCGAAACCGCGCAAGACCTGGGACTGCAATTCGTGTCGGCGTTTGAAGACGCTATCGTGGAAGGCAAGAAGTTCCGCGAAGTGATGCAGGGGCTGCTGAAGGATATGCTGCGCCTGGTCACACGCAAGCTGCTGACCGAACCATTCACAGCATTCTTCAGTGAAATGCTTGAAGGCAGGGCAGGTGGTGGGCCAGTATCGAAAGGCACACCGTACATCGTCGGCGAACGTGGGCCGGAAATGTTCATCCCAAATGCCAGCGGCAGTATCGCATCGAACAGTGCGCTGATGTCTGGTGCCGGTGGTATGCAGTTCGTGACGAAGATCGATGCGCGTGGTGCCGATCCTGGGTTGATTGCGCGGTTGCCGCAGTACATGGAACAACGTGACCGCAGGCTGATGATGAAGGTCAAGGAATACGTTGAAACCGGGTCGGTGCGTTTATGAGTCTTATTGATTTCCCCAATCACATCAAACCTGCGCGGGTCACGGCGCAGCTTCGGCGCGTGGATGAAACCATCGCATCACCGCTAACGAATGTTCAGCAGGTGGTCAGCCGCGGAAATCCAGTGTGGGGTTGGACGTTTGAATTCACCGACCTGAGTGAAAGCGAACGCGAAGTGGTGCAGGCATTTCTGCTGCGGTGTAAAGGCAGCGTGAACACCTTCCGCGTCACTGATCCAGGCGACTATGAAATCCGGGGCACGGTGTCGGATTGGATTGATGTGTTCAGCGGATACGGATCGTTTAATGTCAGCGCGGGATCGGACACGCTGAAGGTCAATTCGTGGTTCAGCGCGGGCGCGGAAGTGGCGCACCATGTCACCGACGAACGGACGCTGCGCATGGAATGGCTGGAGCATTCCGATCACGAAAGCGTTGCCTGGTTCGGGCACGGCAGCGCGGGCGAAGTCAATTCGCTGGAATCCGGCAAGGCGTATCTGCACCGGGTCAAGCACTTCACGCACAGCAAAAACCACAACTGTTTTCTTGCCGTGCATTCCGGTGCGGCTGGTGCGGAACTGATGGCAGGCCCAGGAACGGCGGCAGTCAGCAGCCCCGGCGTGCTGTCTACACCGTTCTTTGCTGAACCCAGCGACACCACTGAGATAGGTGCGGGGATCGGTGAGCAGACATCCAGCGGCACCAGCCTGGTCGGTGCGGGGTGGGAATATGCCGACTATCAACTGAAGCGGTGTGCGCTTGTAGCCAATTCGGAAAACCTGCTGACGCGATCCAACAACTTCGCGCACGCTGACTGGACGCAATCAGCCTGCAGCGTCCAGTCCGGTGCGAATACTGACCCGAAGGGCGGCAGTGATAGCTGGCAGCTATTCGTCAATTCCGACGAAGCCAGTGCGAATCACTATCTTGAGCAGGCATATACCAAGCTGAACACGGAAGATTTATTCTGCGCGTCAGCGTATGTCAGGGCATCCACATTTGACCGTTGCCGCCTGGAACTGCGGGACGGCGCGGGCGCGTATGCTTATGCTGACTTCATTGTTACATCAGGCGCAGGTGCCACTAGTAACCTGATCACGAACGGCACCAATATCGAACGACCGCATAGAGCCATTGTCGATGTGACATCGGGTTACTACCGAATACAACTGACCGCACTGATATCAAGTCACGATACGCTGAACTACAGGCTTTATGCCGTGGACAGTGACGGCAATGCCAGCTTCGCCACCACCGATTCGATGGACTTGGATGTGTTCGGTTTTCAGATGACGAAGTTCCCGTTCCCGAAACCGTACCGCGAAACCACCGACGCTGCGGTGGTCGGTTCGGGATGGCAGACCGGATCGACGTTAGTGCTTGACGGGTTTGATGGCAGCGAAATCATAAAGGCTGGGCAGCGGTTTGAACTGATCAACCAATACCACAACACCGACAACAGCACCTTCGAACGCAGCGAATTCAAGCGGGTTACAAAAGAAACGGTGGTGCATCGGGAGGGGTGGGCGGAAATCGAATTCGATCCACCAATCAGGAACGCGCCCGCCACTGACAGGTCATTCATCACCGGCAATCACCGGGGCGAAACCCTGCACAATGCTGTCATCTTCCACCAGCCTGAAATGAAAGCCCGCCTGGTCGGTGGCACGATCCAATACATCGACAAGTCAATCAAGGCAATGGATGTGGTGTTCGATGTCATTGAGGACATGACCGAATGAGTCAGCGCACGCTTGATGCTGATCTGCAGACCGGCGCAGAAAGCGCGGTTTTCAATTACGTGGTGTTTGCGAAACTGGCGTTTCCATCGGGCACGGTTTACGTTCACAACGGTGTCGGCACTTACACGTTCGGTGGTGATGACTACGCAGGCGTGGGCGCGTTCGGCAGCATCGACGTTCTGGAAGACACGCTGGATTTGGTCAGCAAGCCTGTGAACCTGACACTTTCTTCAATCACTTCCGGCATCATCGATGCGATCAAGACCGACGATGTGTTCGGCAGGGAAGCTGATATCTACCTGGGCGTGCTAAACGATCATGGCGAACTGCTGGGCACGCCGGAAAACTGGTTCAGCGGGCACATGGAAGGCGTGCAGTTGACCCTGGGCAGGGCCGACGGGGTGAAGATACGGTTGCAGTCGCGTGCCAGTCGGCTATCGCAGCGCAATAATAAACGCTACACGCACGAAGAACATATTGTTGATCATCCTGGCGACATGTTTTTCGAATTCCTGCCGCACCTGATGGACGCGCAGGTGGTCTGGGGTGGCGAAAAAGTTCGCACCGGATATCAGAATGTTACGGGGATCGGTGGTTCATCCGCAGGGCGAAACAATCCGTTTGACAAAACAGGTGATGACAGGTGATGAAACTGAACAGAATGAACGACCGCATCAACGAACTAGCTGACAAGCCTTTCGAATACGGAAAGAACGACTGCTTCACCTTCACGAACGCACTGGTGCGGGAATGGCATGGCGTTGACTACAGGCATTTGCATCGCTACCGGACGAAGAAGAAAGCCGAAGAATACATGGCTGACAACGGTGGCATCGAAGCACTGACCACCGGCACGCTGGGATATTCGGTTGATCCGATGAAGTGCGGTGATGGTGATGTGGTCAGTGCCAATGTGGGTGGCGGCATTGCCGTGGGCTTTGTGTTCGATGGTCACGGACTGTTCAAGACTGCGAAGAAGGTGGCGAAGATGCCGCTGAAGAAGTGCAGCAAGGGGTGGAAGCTGGCCTGATGGAATCAGTCATCATCTTTGTCACCAGCGTTGTCGGTGCGATAGCCACGGGACTGCAAGCGATAGGGTTAAGCGAAGCTGCCGCATGGTTCATTCTGGACACTGGAATCAAGTTAGCGGGACTGTCATTGCTGGGAAACCTGGCTGGCAAGCTGGTGGATATTCCCGATCTGACGCAAACCGCTGCGCACAATCTGGTGACGACCCGCGGCACGATAGAGCATCAGCGCATCATTTATGGCAAGGCGCTGGTCAGCGGGCCGATCCAATACATGAACAGCGCAGGCAGTCACAATCAATCCATGTATCACTGCGTGGTTGTTGCGGGTCACGAATGCGAAGACCTGACCGACATGTGGCTGGACGATATCGAAATCCCCGAAGCTGCTATTGATTGGAGCGGCAACGGCAGCGTGGACAGTGGTGACCTGCGCGGTGATGTGACTGCGAACCCGACGACGTTTTTTCAGAAGTTCCTGGGCGTTGCAAACCAGACCGCGCCGACGTTCCTGACATCCGCATTTGCTGAAGTTGGCACATCGCACAACGGGCACGGCATCGCGGGGTTCGTTGCGCGGTGTGACTTCTTCGACGGTCAAACACAGGTCTGGTCTGCGGGTGCGCCACGCAACTACCGGGCACTGGTCAGCGGCAAGAAGGTTTACGATCCGCGCAGCGATGGCAGTCAGTCGTTCGGCACCGGGCCGCATCGTGTCAACAGTGACGCGACCTGGGAATGGTCTGACAACCCGGCATTGTGCTGGGCTGATTACATGATCGATGCCGATCTGGGGTTCGGTGAGAATAGCAGCCGGATAAATTATGGCTACGTCGCCAGTGCCGCAGAAATCTGTGATGCCGTTGTGTTCACGCCGGTCGGCACCGACAGACGGTTCCGGTGTAATGGCACGTTAAGCACTGCGAATCGCTACGATGCGAACCTGGGCAGCATCCTGTCTGCGGGGAACATGACGATGGCACTGGTGCAGGGCGCGTGGAACCTGCGCGGGTTCGGATATGAAACGCCGACACTGCAATTCAATGACGACGATCTGCGCAACGATATCCAGATCGAACTGTCAACCGAAGAAGCAAAACGCTATAACACCGTGCGCGGCATCTTCATCGACATGGATCGGAAGTATCAGTCGCACCAGTTCCCAGCATTCACCGCAAGCGAATACGTGGCGCGGGACAATGGGGAAACGATCTTCAAGGACATTCAGTTGCCGATGACGAACGACAACTGGATGGCACAGCGGCTGGCGGCAGGACTGCTGGAACAAAGCGACCTGCAGCGCAAGATCATCTATCCGTCCAACTTCAAAACCCTGCCGGTGGAAATCGGCGGCACCATCGGGCTTTCGAACACGAAGATGGGGTGGAGCGAAGACACGTTCCGGGTCACGAACTACCGTCTTTCCGACATGCAAGGCATCGATCTGGTGCTGCAGGAAGACACCGCTGCTGCGTATACCGATGTGGCGACTGCGGAATACGGTGTCAGTTCCGGGGGCAATCTGACCGCGAACAATCCAGGCGTGCCGCCACCGTCAAGCCTGTGGGTGGAAGCGCGACCTGATGGCATCCAGTTGTTCACGACACCGACCGCAGCGCGGCTGTATGAATACACGAAGTTTTATGCGTCACCGACATCTGCCTGGACGGACGCGGAAGAACTGGTGCAGGTGCGTGGCGATTCGTTCTTCCACAAATTCGACAAGCCACAGACCCGGTATTATTTCGCGGCATCCGTGAACTTCGCGGGCGCGGAAAGTGATCGCGTGCCGAACTCAGATTATACCGATGTATTCGGCAACCCGGCATTGCTGGGCGGCAGGTTCGATCCATCCTTCGACCTGTCCGATGATGTCAGTGATTATTGGACTGCAACCAGCAGCGTGTGGATCGACACGACGGGGGGCGAAAACGGTGAACATGCGCTGGGCGCGGCGAAGATCGGCAATAACAATACGGGCGTTTCCGTTCGGACGAAACAGGTGTTCCCGATAGATGGTGACACGCTGAGACTGACAACGCGTTACCGGGTGAATTCCAATTATGGCACCTGGCCGAATTCGTGCGCGCTGATCTTTCAGACTAATGGTTATTACCCGACACCAATATCCGGGCAGGACGTATCGAAAACCGAACAAACTGATCCCCGGTCTTATTCGCTACTGGCAACAGATGAAGTTTTGATCGCAACCAATTCGATCACAATGGATGGTTCCTGGTACACGATTTCCGCTGATGTCAGCATGGCAAATCTGGTTGGTTCTGGGTCAACGTATGTTCGCCCGATTATGAAATGGGCAGTCGGTTCCAGTGGCGTGTCCATTGATACCAGCATCAATGCGCGGCACAACGTATTCCGCTGGCGATGGTCGGCATGATTTTCGTCAGCGCAGGACATCACCCGGCAGCACCCGGTGCCACGTTCGAACGGTTCGTGGAACACGATGAAGCAGTCATCTGGGCTGATGCACTGAATGCCGCACTGGACGATTCGATGCTGGTGCCCGCAGGCGTACTGCGCGACAAAGTAGACTTCATTAACACCCGCGTGATGGATGGTGACATCGCGCTGGAAATCCATTTCAACAGTGCAATGGTCGATGGCAAGCATGTCGGCAGGGGCAGCGAAACGCTTTACTACCCAGGCAGCGAAGCCGGAAAGGAACTGGCGGAACGGTGCCAGAACGTACTGGCTGACACGTTTCCGCCTGATCGTGGCGTGAAAGAAGGCTGGTATCAGATGAACCCTGAACGCGGTGCTGACTTCTTCCTTGCGAAAACAAAGTGCCCTGCTGTTATTATCGAACCGGATTTTGTGCAAAGGAACGATTTAATTCAGGCGGGCAGGGATGCAGCCATCATCAACCTGGCAGCAGCATTGCAGTCAGCTAGTGAGTAAGCCTTCCCGTTTACTATAGGGAGCATCGCGCAAGGGGATTATCACGATGAACGAAGTGGAATTGATTCAAGATATACTGTCCAGCGGAGCGGATGCCGCCATGATTCTGTTTGCCTTTTTGCTGTGGAAGATGGATAGGCGATTGCTGACTGTGGAACTGCAGATGAAATCGATGTGGAAGCAGGTTACTCAGAACAACAGCGGCGGCAACAATGACCCATGATCTGAAAGACAAGACCGTGAACGTGTCGATCAGCACGGTGATATCGCTTGCCAGCGTCCTGGGCATTGTCTGGTTTGTGATGCAACCCATTGTGGTGCAGCAAGTCAGCGCGGCAATCAGTGACGACATCGATCAGAAGATTCATTCGCATCAGGTGCCGATTTCTTCCGCATTCAAAGTGCTGCTGAAAGCCGACATCGACAAACTGAAGAGAAGCATTGCCATGCTGGAATGGCGGGAAAGCCACGAAGAAGGAACCTGGCTGGCAGAACACGCAGCGTTATTGGCTGAACGCAAGATCGAACTGGAAGCACTGGAAGCAGCGTATGCTGAACTCTAAATATACCTGGGCTTGGGCGATCTGGATCCTGGCATTCGGTGCGATCGAATGGTCAGCGATCAACGACAAGGATACCGGCGACACTTTAAGCGAACACATCTGGAAACTTGTCGGCACGAAGACGCAGGATCGAAACTGGTATCATTGGATATGGCGCATCGGCTTGCTGGCTTTGTTTGCCTGGTTGATCCCGCACTTCATGACCGGGTGGAAATGGTTCAGGGGAAATAAATAATGGGCATCGGGACAAGTCTGAAAAAGATTCTGGGCGGCATCGCGCCGACCATTGGCGCGGCAGTCGGTGGCCCGTTCGGTGGCATCGCCATGAAGTTCCTGGCTGACAAATTCACGGGCGGCGAAACCGGTAAGGTCGAAGACTTCCTGCTGTCGTCAAACCCGGAAACGCTGAAGGAATTGAAGGTCGCGGAACTGGAATTTCAGAAGCACCTGAAGGAACTGGATGTTGATCTGGAAAAGATTCACGCCGGGGATCGGGATAGCGCACGGGAAATGGCAATCAAGACGACGCTGATGCCGCAGATGATCATTGCCGCCACCTACCTGCTGGGATACTTCAGTGCGCTGGGCTACCTGATTTATCTTGCCGCATCCGGCATCGTCATGTCCGAACAGCTTGCCGACCTGATCAAGACGCTGATGGCAGCGTTCAGCGTGGGCATCCCGATCATCCTGCAGTTCTTCTTCGGCAGTTCATCCGGGTCAAAGGAAAAGACCGCAGCGATGGCTAAAAACGGCGACTGACCGGCTGAACTGATAATCGGATTTCTTTCAGTTCATCCAGTATCGCGAGCAGCAGCAAGGCTTCGACTGACTGCGATCTGATTGACCCACCCGATTTACCACGGGCAACCACGGTCAGGTTCTCTTTGTCCAGATCGAAACTGATGTCCCGTTTTTTCATTTCGGTTGCTCCGTGTCCGGTTCCAGAACGCTGGGAAATGACCAACTGACATCAGGGAATTTAGTGTGCGCCACTAATGTTGTCACGGTCGCCGCCCTGCGATAGTAGTGTTTCCAGCGCACGTTCATGGCATTGGCGAATGGATTGGCCCGCATTGCCACCCGTGCCCGCCACTGCTTTTCCAGCAAGCGGGCGGATTCCTGGGGGGTCACGGGCTGGACGGTGGCAGCGATCCTGCCGAATGAATGGGTTCTGATCATTGGGGTTGCTCCGTTTTGGTGGATTTTCCATGCTGCGGGCGTATCGGGTGCAGTGGGCATGTGCTTATTTCGCATTCTGCGGTCTGTTTTCGCCACGTTCCGGGCGATATTTCATCATAAACGCAGTCTTTACATGCCATATCAACGCGGAACCTGAGTCCGGTCGTTTTTTCCAGCTTTTTCCGGTCTTTTTCAGCCAGCATCCAGAAAGCCCCTGTGCGGTTCAGAACCTGCTGGGGCAATAGTATCCCATAGCTTTCGCGGGAATCGGGTGGCACGGGCGATTGGACGGGCTTGCATGGCCTGTTCTGGCGTTTTCCAATCTGTCAGCAGCCGGGTCAGCAGTTGCGTGTCTTCATCGGTTGCCTGGATTGGGAAGCCCCGGAACCTGCCTTCGGATTCGCGTTCTGCCGTCCAGCCGGTGCCGTATGTTCCGGCCCAGCCGGTCACAGTCCCAGCCTTTTGCGGGTTTCTGCCAGCCGGGTGACGAACGCATCCACTGCGATTTCCAGCTTCTTCGTGTAGTCGTCGCGCTTGACCGTCACCAGTAGCGGTTCGAAGTTCGGGTGGTAGGACATGAACAACCATTCATCGAACCCCGTCACCAGCATCTGACCGTGAACCTGTGGCGCGTACTTCGGCGGCAGCTTGCCTTCGTCCAGGTAGCGAACGTGCGTTGATCCTTTCGGGCATTTGATTTCCAGACCGATAGCGTCACCCGGCAATCCGTCAGGACTTGCGCCGTATGTTCCGGCATCGTTCACGATCAAGCCCACCTGCCGGACTTCTTCGCCGCGCTTCATCGACAACCAGTTCCGTGCTTCCGGTTCCAGTTCGCTGCCGCGCAGCATCCATTCCGACTGTTCAAATGCTTCTTCTTCTTCGTGGACGGTGCCTTCCGCGATCAGTTCGTACATGTACTGCGTCGATTGCGTCGATGCCTTGCCGCCCGGTGTGATCAGTTTGTCGAACTTCGAACTGGTGGGCAGACCGCGCCGTGCTGCCCACCAAGTTTCTGAGTATTGCTCACAACTAATTATTTTCATTTCACATGCCCCCATGATTTTCGCAGCACAATAGAGCTTACCGTTGCCTGCGAAACCCCGAATCCATCCGCCAAATCCTTCTGTGACAAAAGGCCGGTTGCATAAAGCGTTCTGATTTCACGGATGCTGTCGTCATTCAGTTTTGACGACCCTTGTTCTTCCCCGCGTAATGCCTTGTGCCGCCCCTTCGAATCCCGATCAGCAATGTTTTCTTGTTGAGTGCCCAGCCTTAGATGGTCAGGATTGCAGCAAGGTGGATTATCGCATCGATGCAGGACGCACATTCCTTCGGGGATGTTGCCGTTTGTCAGCATCCATGCGACACGATGCGCGTGCATATTGATTCCATTAAAACGAAACTGCCCGTAACCGCTAGGCTTTCGCCATGCCTTCCACAGCCAACAATCACCAGAAATATCCACCTTTGCCCAGAACCTTTTCTTTTGTGGGTTCATTTCATTTGCTCCCGTGTAGCGACGAATGCCATGCAGATGGCGCGGGGGAGTGGGTTGCAATCAATTCGATCAGGCATTTCTTTAGCGGCCCGTCCGGTAGTCCGTCGCGGAGAATCTCTGCCTCTTGTTTTCTGTTAAGGGCATCGTCTTTCGCTATTCCCCATGCGCGTTCAAGCGTGCTTTTGCAATCGGGATCATGCGCGTAAAGAATTTGATCAACGAACCCTATCTTGAAACTGCATATGCCAGTCGGTAGTCCGACAAGATCAAGCAATACACCTGCTGTGAAATTTCCACCACAAACAGCACATGCCCCCATTGAACCTCCCGGCCCCGGTGCCCCAAAGTTACTCATTTCCGTTCCTCCAAAAAATAATTTATGTACGCTTCGCATATTGCACGGGGAAGACTTCCGTTATTGTCAAGGTGACTGTAATCCCCGGTCAGGAATTCGTATCGCATCCGATCCATACACGCTCCCGCCACACGCCAATCACGGACGAACTCATCAACGGTCAAGCATTGGTTGCCGCCCGGTATCCAGATATGAGCCTTGTCAGCAGCCCATCGGCCAATCCCCGCCGCAACCAGTTTGTCAGCCAGTGCGGTGTCTTCTTCGGCAGTCATGACAGTGCCTTCACTTTGCCGTTCAGCGTGTGGGTGACGCGGGCATGTTCGGTTTCGAAATTGTCTTCGAAGTGTTCGGCAAGCGGTTCCTTCCCGTAACCCAGAATCAACTGATGCCCGCAGTCAGGACATTCCCAAAGGTCTGCCGCCCAGACGCGATAAGGGCGACCATCTTCGAAGGTTTCTTCCACGATGATTTCGTTTTTCCGTGGGCGCAGTTTGGTTTTGCAGGGTGCGCATCCCCAGCCGGGACCGAAGTTCACGATCCGTATTCCCGCTTGATCGCTTCGTATTTGTTTGCCGGGATTCCTTCATAAGTATCCGCACCAACCCACTGGAAAAACAATCCTTCGTTCACCTTTTTTTCTTTGATCAGGTCGCGGATTTCGGTTGCCTGGTCTGCGGTGATGGTCTTCGTGCCAGCCTTTGCACCGTCGTCGTCTTCATCGACATACACGATGTTCAGCGCATTGGACAGTGCGTAGCGTTTGGCATAGCTGTTCGCGCTGCCTTGCAACTGGCTTACGTTGATTTTCGATTTGTTGTCTTTGTCCACCGGGCAGGTGAATTCCGATGTTTCCTTGTGCCCGCCCGTGTGGGCGACGGTGCAGAGCGCGGTCAAATACCCGTCGCTTGCCAGCTTGGTATCGAACCGAACCGACAATCCGTGCGCGGTCAGTGCCGGTTGAATCTGCTGCATCACCGCTTCTATAGGTGCGTACCAGTAGCGATCTGCCTCCTTCACCCGCTGGATCGCGGGCGCATCTGCTTGGAACTTCGCCATCGCTGCATCGAACTGCAGCGCAGAAATCCGCGCCTGGTCACGTTCGTACAGGTCGAACATCTTCCCCAGCACATCGACATCGGCACCGCGTTCCACTGCTTGCGCAATGATTTCCATCGGTGATGTCGCCAGCACGGTATTGCGCTGCGGGATGATTTCAGCCAGTTCTTTGTTGCCGGGATCGGCAATGGCATCCACTGCCAGCGGGTCTGCTGGATCGGTCACTTCAACCGCGTCTGTCACCGTTCGTTTGTTTGTGGTCATTTCGTTTGCTCCGTTCTAGTTGGTTGCCCGCCCGATGCCATGCCTTCCGGTATCCAGCGGGATCGAAATTCTTGATGGTTTTCTGCAGTGCGCTGATGCGCCGTTCGCTGGGGTGCTTCATGGCTTTGCGATGTCCCTGATCAGGCACACCAGATCATCAGCTACCTTCTTCGCGTGGGCACGGCGGCGCGTCTTCGCTGCACGTTCCTGCAAGTCCTGATGCCGCCAATCCAGATAGCAGTCAGGGCAGCACCCGCTGGCATCGAAGTCGATGTCGTGCTTGTCGCAGTGTTCGATGCTCACGGCATCGTCGTCAGCGAAGGGTTCGATCATGTGATTATCGCGCATCGGAATCACCTTCCAAGTGCCGCACCACGGCAGCGTCGAATGCTGTCAATGCCTTCGCAAAGGTGAAGCAGTCGCTGAAGTCTTCGAACGTAATGGCGCACATTCTGCGCAGTTCCTTTGCCGCCGCGATCACGGCATCCTGACGTTCGATCACATCGGCTGCTTCGGGCATCGTCCAATCGGGTGTATCCAGTTGCCGCAAGCGGTTGATCAGTAATTGGTTCGGTTCGTCGGTCGGATCATTGTTCAGTGACTGATCCCGCAGTTCGTCGCGGTCGATTTGATCGTTCACCGTTCTTCCCCTGTCAGGGAAAATTCGATGGTGCTGGCAAGCTGGCTGCACAGGTCGGCTTTCGCAAAGCTACATTCCTGCTTGATCGGGTTGCCTTGACTTTCTTCCGTTTCGAATTCCCGGCCCAGGGCGCGGATGTCGTCGCACAGTTTGTGGATGGTTTCGTTCATTGTCGTCACCTTTGATGTTCCCCGTGATAGCCCGCTCACCGAACGGGCTACCGGCGAACAACTACGATCTGGCATCCTGCTTGTCAGCGATTTCGTTCAGCTTTTTCGCAAGCAGCCGCGCCTGGTCTGCGGTCAGGTCTACATTGTTGTAATGGCTACTGGTGCGCCCAGACTTATAAAGGTACGTAGTTTGAACACTTATCGAAATACCGCTGACATAACTATCAGCATAAAGATGGGTTTGTTCACCATCGTGCTTTTCCACGTAGTTATCGTTATCGCTCCACGATTCAAGTTCTACCAGGCCGATAATCGGCTTTTCTTTGAATACAGTTGTCATTGTCATCTTCCTTCTGTGGCTCCGGGCACACCTACCCGGTCAGTAGATTATACGCATAGGCAGGGTGCCGTATCCACAACTGAAACCAGCCAGATTTCAGGCACTTACGGCACTTCACCCGGAAAGGCGGGCAAACCGCTATATATAATGTGTCGAAACCGCTTGCATCCTTCGCAGCGGGGCTTAGTATCGGTTGCATGGGACGCGGTACAGCAAAAACAGCACCACTGAAGCAGGGCGACCGGATCGGGTTCGATGAAATGGTCTTTAACCTGCAAGCACTTGGCTATTCGCTTTATGCGATTGCGAAGGAAACGGGCGTGCCGAATTACCTGCTGAAGAAGATGCTGGAAGATCGTGAATATGATCCCAGATTTTCGCACGGCATGGCATTGATGCGGTTCCACGGCACGCAGGTTCGAACGCTGCGATCAGCCCGCGATAAAGTTTTAACAGAACAGTCACAGACTGACGACAGGTGAAGTTATGAGCAAGAAAGAAACGCTGCGGCAGAAGTTGAAGAAAGATGCCGCTTTCACATTGGAACGTATGGTGGAAGATGCGCACAAGCAGTTGCAAAAAGTCGTTCATGCCACACCGATCAGAAGCGTCACGATTGCGGCGCTGGTTGCTGGTGGTCGTGTCGAAACGATCCGCAAGCACTGCATCAACAAGCTGGCTGCTTCGGCTGAAGCGGAACTGCTGAATTTGTACGAAGGGCAGAAGAAGGAAAGCGCGGAGTAAATCACGGTGCCTGGTCTTCTTAATCATTGTCATCAACACACCACCAGGCTGGGTGCCGGGTTGTCCGTTTTGCGGGATCGGACGAAATATAAAACCGAAGTTGCTGGATTGTGGTCGCTCATTTTCCCAGCAGCGACCGGGCAGCGGGGTCAGAGTGTTGGGTCAAAGTCTACCCTCAGCACTCCCCGCCCCGGTTTTGAATTTTCGTGTCGGCTCTACGTGAAAAGAGCCACCGGGTTGCGGGTTGATGTGCTGCGGGTGCCCAACGCTTCAGCACCACCCGCGCCCGGTTTCGAATTGGAGCAGATATGAACCTATTTTTCCGCATCACCTTTTCCATCTTCGGTGTTGTCTGGCTGGTCATTGGTGGACTGGTTGCGACCGGCGCGCATGAACTATCTGCATTTGCGCAGGTTATGGGGTGCGCATCAATGAGTCTGACGTTGTTCTGGATGGCGTCACAGGAATAAACAAGTGGCAAAGGAAAGCTGCTTGATGTAGTTTGAATGGAAGAAAGCCCCGACCCGCATTGCGCGAATCAGGGCTTTCGAATCTGGTTGATCTTCGACGGACACCAGATGTGGGGCGAATCTTAACACGAAACCCCAACATCTAGTAAACGCGAAGCCGCAGCCAGCGGCGCAAAACGTATCGCGTCACCCAAGAATACTAGCCTGGGAGTGAGCCAGCGGGAGGAAAACGCTGGAGTTGGCATACGAAGCCACCCGTCCCCGACAATGGAGCCGGCCAAACGTCGATAGCATAGTTATGCGAAAGGGCACCGGCAGATTGAAGGCATTATGGTCTGGGATTTATCCCGAAGTGCAGGGTTTCGTTGTGGGAAACAGTAAGGCAAATGGCTGAAAAGTATTCGCAGAAGTTCGAACAGTTCTGGCAAGCGTATCCACGCAAGACCGCGAAGGCAGTCGCATGGCGATCCTGGCAGAAGCATGTAGACGAAGCCGATGCGTTCATGGTGCAAGCGATCATCGACAATCTGGAAAAGCGAACGCGCCTGAAATGGTGGGCTGCTGACAAGTCGAAAGTTCCACACGCTGCCACCTGGATCAATCAGGGGCGTTACCTTGACGAAGGCTGGGAAGATGATGTCAAGACACGGGGCAGGGAAGATGGCTACGTGGAACGCAAGTATGTATCACCCGAAGACACCGGCCCGGATCTGACGATGTGGGAAAAGATGCTGAACCGGCTGGCGCGCGACTATCTGAGATGTTCCGGAGGGCTGTCAACGGAAAGGCTGAAGCAAATGATCAGCATCAAGAAAGAAACGCTCAAGGATTTGCTGCCAGCGATCAATGAAGAAATCGTTGCATCGGAAGGCGACAAGAAGGTGCGTCACGATATGGCTGTGCTGCTGGCTGATACGATGCTTTCCAGATTTGACATTGACCTGGGGCTGAGTTTGAAGCACCGGGTGCTGAAAGGATCTGCACAATGAATCAAGCGACACTGAATTTACCGGCACCGAAGGAACAGATGAAATATCCGAATGGCTTCTGGACATGGATGGACAAAAAGCAGAACCAGGATATCTACTTTGAGTTCGTGAAGCGTGCCAAGCAGATGGCTCAGGTCAGGAAGAGGTATTCGGCGCGGGCCATCGTTCACGCGATCCGATGGGACACTGATCTGCAGGATTCGGATGTGCAGTTCCGCATAAATAATAATTACATCAGTGGCATGGCGCGGCTGTTCATGAAGCTGCACGGCGCGGACCATCCGAAGTTCTTCCAGCTTCGGGATTCACTGGGGATGGATGAATGACCGAACATCTGACCGACGACGAATTCAACGCGAAGGCTGTGGCTGCTGACCCCAGCCCGGAAAAGGCGCTGTACTGGCTGAGCTACTATGCTGAGGATGTGGGTAATGCTTATGGAAGAATGCGCCACGGCGACCTGCATCGCAAGACGGTACGGGCGCAGCAGTACGATATAGCGAAGTCCACGGTCGGCAATAAGCCATCGAACCAAGACTGCATGATGTACGCAGAACGGTCAGCCGAATACCGAAAGGCATGCGATGACTACGCGAACGCATGTGCTGACTACATGAGAATGAATATATTGAAAGAAGCAGCGGTGCTGAAAATAACTGTATTTCAAAGCAAATTAAAGGCCGGTCGTGAAGGGCACCTCGGTCGGCGGCAACCAGACGGGGATTTTCCACAATGACCAGCAAAGACGAAACGCACGACGCAATGAAATGCGCAGCGGTGCTTGCGGTGTTCATGGTTCTGATTTGGATGGGGCTGTGATGGAAACTGACATAATCCGCCGTGCCGTTGAAATCTGTCCGGGCTTTGACCTGACTGAGAACCAGCTAACCCTCCCGTCCGGGCACTATTTCACAATTGATGCGGAATCAGATGTTCGCCAATTCATGCTGGACGCACTCGCCGCTGCGCTTGTAATGGAGGTTCTTGCCGCCGGTTATGATTTTTCTGCCGAAATTCAGGGGGCGCATTTTAAGGCACCCGGACTATGGATAAATATCCATGACCCTGTGAAATCGGAAACACACAGAGCAGAGCGCGATGGGCGGGACGATGTAAGCCTCAATACAATCCGCGTGTGCGTGGAGTTCTTGGAGGGGCGGGCTGATGGGTGAGCAAACACAACCCGATTATGGCCCACTAATG